GTTTTTTCTCCCCCCAACCCAAGAATAAAAAAAGCCGGAAAACGTTGGAATATCAACGTTTTCCGGGTATCGCTCTTCAAAAACACAAGATACACCTTTTCTATGATTGGAGCAAACCACGTATGATGCTCGACGGATTCGACGAGGACACCGGCCGGGACATCGGCCCGCAGGAGCAGGCCACGCGCCGCATCGTCAAGGACTTGGAGGACTCGCACCCGGAATACGACCCCATCCGCGATGGTCTTTGCCAGGCCATGCTCTCCCTTGCGGCCAACATCGACAGCCAGAACCGGGCGGGCCGTGAAATCAGCCGCAACATGGCGCAGTACATCGACGCCCTGTGGAAGATTCGCGACATGTATCCCGCCGAGGTCGTCGCGGACGACGACGTGGAGGCCGCATGGTCGGGAGGTGCCGGCGATGCTGATTAGGGGCGGCACCCGGCGCGACGAGACGCGCAGGACGTTGGGGCTGCGATTGGCGGGCATCGCGGCCATGATGGGCACGCCGCTGATCCCGTGGCAACGCTACGTGGCCGACGTGGCCTGCGAGATCGACGAAGACACCGGCACCTTCCATTACGACACCGTAGTGATCAGCACGCCGCGCCAGTGCGGCAAGAGCGCGCTGGTGGACTCGTCGGACACGTTCAACGCATCCCTTGGCCGCCGCCGGCGCATTGCCTACGCGGCGCAGACCGGCAAGGACGCCGAGGACCATTTCAAGGAGTACGCCGAACTGATGCAGGGCACGCGCCTGATGCAGAAGGTCCGTAAGTTCCGGTTCTCCAACGGCGGCATGAGCGTGAGCTTCACGAACGGCAGCACGATAAGCCCCATGGCCATGACCAAGATAGCCGGCCATGGCAAGCAGATGGACAAGGTCACCATCGACGAGGCGTTCTCGCTGACGAAGGAGGCCGGGGACACCATCATGGACGCGATAATACCGACCATGAACACTCGTCTGATGCGCACAGGGGTGGCCGCGCAGCGGTGGATAACCTCGACCGAGGGCAACGCCGACAGCACCTATTTCAACCCGCTGCTGGACGGTTTGCGCGCCGGGGACGTGCCAGAACGCACCTGCTGGTTCGATTTCGGGATACCCGAGGACGCCGACCCCGAGGACCTGGACGTGATCATGCGCTACCATCCCGCCGCCGGCTACCTGTGGTACAAGCCCCAGTTGCGCGACTTCCGCGAGGGGTTCGGCGACAACGTGGCCGGTTGGGCGCGCGCGTTCGGCAACAGGCGCGACACCGGCGTTTCCGACAGGGTGATAGCGGCCGGCCTATGGGAGACCACCGCCGTCGCGCCGATCAAGCCCGCCGAGCTCGACGGCCGGCCCATCGTGTTCGCGGCCGCCGTGGACGTGGACGCCACCAACACCAGCGTGAGCGTCGGCATCGTCAACCAGGACGGCACCGTCACCACCCAACTGCTCAAGGTGCTGGCCGGCACCGGCAACGCCCCCGACGAGATAACCCGTTTGTGCACCGACTACGCGGCACCGCTCGTGATGGACACGCGCGGCCCCAACGCCGACCTGCGCGACCGGCTCGCATCGCTCACCGACAGCTACGGCGACCCGCTCGTGAGGTTCGTGGAACTCTCCGCCGCCGACTACCTCGCGGTCGGCCAGGCCTACGTTTCCGGCTTGCAGAACCACACCGTGACCCACGCGCTCGACACGGAACTGGACATGAGCGTGGCCAAAAGCGCGCGCACGTGGAGCGGCGACGCATGGCGCATCACCCGCCGTGGCTCCACCGGCCTCACGTCGCCGCTCGAAAGCTGCATGTTGGCCGCATGGGGAGCGACCCACCAGCCCGAGGAGACCACGCCGTTCATAGTCTGATGGCGCTGCTTGGCTTCGCTTGGCTTCGCTTGGCTTCGCTTGGCTTCACGGTGCTGGACGGCCCGCCGCCTTCGGCCCCATTCTTGTGGGCATGAACGAACGACTTGGATTCTGGCGCAGGCTCAAGCTCGCGGGCGGCAGCGTCACCCGTGGCGCGGCCGCGCTCGACGACGTGCCCGACGGCATCCTGCCCCCGGCCCGCCGCGCGGAATGCGACCCGCTCACCCTGTCCACCGTGTTCCGTGGCGTGCAGGTGTTGCAGACAGCCATCACCGGCCTGCCGATCAACGAGACCCGCAACGGCATCAAGCTCGATACCGTCAGCGCTCTCGTCCAACGCCCCGACATCAACCGTTCACGCCGTGACTTCCTCGCCGACATGGTGGCCTCGATGGTCCTCGACGGCAACGCCTTCGTCCGCCTGGTGAGATACGGCGGCGAGATCGTGACCTGCGAGGTGCTGCCCCCGCAGCTCGTGACCGTCAGCGACGACGGCCACGACCCCGCGAGCCCGCGCCTGCGCTACGGCTATCTCGGCCGCGACTACACACCCGACGACATCGTGCACTGCAAGTTCCTCAACGTGCCCGGACGGCTCAGGGGCTTGGGACCCATCGGCGCGGCCCGCGAAGAGGTCGAGTCCGCGCAGATGGCCCGCGACTACAAGGCCAAGTTCTACACCGATTCCAGCAACATCAAGGGCTATGTGACCACCGAGCAGAAGGTCAGCCTTCCCACGTTGAAGGCGTTGAAGGACGACTGGGGCAAGGACGGCCAGGCCGGCCAGGTGCGCTTCGTCTCCGATGGCCTGAAATACGTGCCCTTGGACCTCAAGCCCGCCGATTTGCAGTTTCTGGAGACCCAGAAGTTCGACACGACACAGATCGCGCGGTTGTTGGGCATTCCCGCGTCCATCATGCTCGCGGCCGTCGATGGCAGCAACCTGACCTATCAGAACATCGAACAAAGCTGGATCGAGTTCGCGGACTACACGCTGGCCGCCTACGCGGGCGAGATCGAGGAACTGTTCAACCGTCTTCTGCCGCGCGGCCGCGAGGCGCGGTTCGACTGGGATTCGAGCGGCCGCACGAACACCAGCGAACGGTACGCGGCCTACGCCAGCGCTTTGGAGCACCAGTGGATGACCGTGGACGAGGTGCGCGCCGACCGGGGACTGGCCCCGTTGGCATCCGCACCGCAACCAGCGAAGGAGAATCAACAATGAACGACGGACTGATGGAACGGCGCACGCTCGACGTGCGCGGCATCCAGGTAAGGGACGCGGAAGACGGGGACGGCAGCATCCTGACCGGCATCGCCGTGCCGTTCAACACCAGGTACGCCCTGTGGGGCGACTACGCCGAGGTGTTCGACCCGGACACCGACTTCGGCTCGCGCGACAGCGTGAAAATCAGCCGCCAGCACGGCGAACTCATCGGCCGCGTCACCAGCATGGACGCCGAGGCGGACGGACTGCACATCACCGCGAAACTCGCCGGCACCCAGGCCGCGCGCGAGGCCATCCAACTCGTGCGCGAAGGCGTCTACGACGGGTTCAGCGTCGGCTTCATCCCCGTGGACAACCGCGAGGTGACAGCCGACGACGGCATCACCGAGGTGCATCGCCGCAAGGTCGATCTGCTCGAGGTGGCCGTCACCGGCATCCCCGCGTATCCGAACGCGGTCATCACCGGCCAGCGCGAACAAGCCCACGAAAACATGTCCGAAACCGGAAGCAACCAAACCGACAACCAGAAGGAGAACCACATGGACGAGGAACTGCGCGCCATGCTCGACGGCATCCAGGAGGAACAGCGTGGCATGAAGGCCGCGCTGGCCAAGGGCACGGCACCCGAACGCAAGACGATGGGCGGCGAATACCGCAACGCGGGCGAATACCTGCGCGCCCTCGTGGACGGCGACGAAGCGGCCGTGAACCTGTACCGCGAAGGCCGCGACCTGATCGTGACCGGCAACACCGGCAACACCAGCACCTGGATCGCGGACGACCTGCGACTGATCGAACAGCGCCGCAAGGTCATGGGCATCCTCACCCACGACAGCCTGCCCTCCACCGGCATGAGCATGGAATACAACGTCGTGGAGACCGACACCGCCAGCGTCACGGCGCAGGCCAAGGAAGGCGACACGCTCGCGTTCGGCAAGGTGTCGTTCGGCACGAAGGTGACCACCGTGGGCACCTACGGCGGCTACACCACCCTGTCGCGCCAGACCATCGAACGCTCGACCACGCCCATGCTCAACACCGCGCTGAAGGCCCTGCGCAACGCCTACGCGAAAGCCACCGAGAACAAGGTCCGCCAGTTCCTCTACGACACCATCGCCACCCAGCGCGACGCATCCACTGACCCCAACAAACTCGACGCGCCCGCCGCATTGAACGACATGACCATCGACCAGTGGGCCGGCCTCATCATCGACGCCGCCGAAATCGCCGACGATCGCAACGTCAACCTGACCCGCCTCGGCGTCAGCAAGGACGTGATGAAGGCGCTCGTGGCCCTCAAGGACTCCGGCAGCCGCTTCTTCGACCTGAGCGGCGACGGCAGCGACACGCTAGGAGACTTCGACCTGACCGGCATCGCCGGCCGCTTCCTGCGCCTGCCCGTGCAGATGCTGCCCGCCGCGCCGGACGGCACCGCCTGCTTCATCGACCCCGAGGCCGTGACCGTCTGGGAATCCGGCGGCCCCACCCAGCTGTCCGCCACCGACCCGACCAAGCTCACCGACAGCTACAGCGTGTATGGCTACCTCGCCGTCGCCGCCACCCTGCCCACGGGCCTGATCCCCATCAAGTTCGCGGCCTGACCATGACGGACGAGACAAGCGAACTCGTGGCCCTGCTGCGCGACGAGGTGAACATGCCCGCCGGCGACAACGAACGCCTGACCGCGAAGATACGGACCGCGACCACCTACGTGGACGCCGCCATCGCCGGCCAGACATGCCCCGCCGACGTGCGCCGCGACTGCATCGTGTCGTGCGCCGCCGACCTGTACAACAGCAGGGACGCCCGCTTCGGCGTGATGAGCGTCGCCGATTCGACGCTCGAACCGTTCCGCGTGTCCACCGACCCGCTGCGCAGCGTCTACCCCAAACTCAACGCCGTGGGCGTCATGGCCGGCAGTCTGGCGGTGGCATGATGAGCAGCCTCGTCATCCAGGAACGCGCCGCGCTCATCCGCTTGCTCGAAGACTGCCTGGGCGACCTCGTGCAGATCGTCACGGCAGACGAACAGAAGGCCCGCCCCCTGCCGAACAAGGTGGCCGTCTTCATCGAACCGCCCGAACTCGCCTACAAGCAATGGGGCAACGAGCCCGACATCACGTGGCGGCTCGACGTCATCGCCGGCACCATGGCCACCCAGGCCCCCGCGTTGGAACTCGTCATGCGGGCCATCGACCTCATGGCCGAACACGAGCTCAACATCCAGGCGGCACGGCCCGTGACCCTCAGCCTCTCCGGCGCGGGGGACCTCGCCGCCTACCAGCTCACACTCAACCCATTGGAAATCATCTGAAAGGAACCATCATGGCAAGCAAGGTGCGCACACTCGGCCCCGGCTCGTTCAACATCACCGACGAGAAGAACGGCCGCGACTTCAGCGCCGACCTGACCAAGGCGCAGCTCAACCCCAGCAATTCCAGCGACGACCCCACCACCTATCTGGACGGATCGCAGGAGGCCAACACATCCACCACATGGACGATGGAAGGCACCATCGGCGACGACTTCAGCGCCGAGGGCCTGAGCGTGTGGTGCTTCGACCACGCCAACGAGACCCTGCCGTTCGAGTTCGTACCCAACAAGACCGGGGCCATCAAATGGACCGGCGACGTGACCGTGACCCCCGTGGCCGTCGGCGGCGACGTGAAATCGAAGAACACCAACGACTTCAGCTTCCCCGTCACGAACCTCAAGCACACCGCCCACACACCCACCACGGACGCATGAACACCGGCAAGGCCCTGATGGTCGTCGGCCAGAAACGGTTCGTACAGACCATGCGCAAGGCCGGCGCCGACTTGGACGAACTCAAGGGCGTGAACCGCGAAGCGGCCGAAATCGCCCTCCCCGCCGTGCAGGCCCTCGCCCCCGTCGGCAAGACCGGCAGACTCTCGAAATCACTGCGCGCCGGCGCAACCAAAAAGGCCGGCGTGATCCGCGCGGGCCGCAAGGCCGTGCCCTACGCCGGCCCCGTCAACTACGGGTGGCCCGGCCACCACATCAAACCACGCCTGTACGTGAACAACGGCGTGGCACGAAGCGAAAACGCCTGGATGAAACCATACGAGGCTTTCGTGGAGAAAACCATGAAACAAGTCAAAGGAGCATAAGCCATGTTGAAGAAGACCGCGACCATCTGCTATCAGGACGGCCACGAGGACACCGTGACCCTCACCGCCCGCGCCCAGTGCCAGGCCGAGGAACACGCCCAGACCAACGGGTGGGGGCCCGTGGAGAACTGCAAAATCCGGTTCGTCTACTACTTCGCCTACACCGCCGCACGCCAGCAGGGCAAGACCACCCTCCCCTACGAACAGTGGCTCGACAGCATCATCGACGTGGTGATCAACACGCCCGACGACACGGAGGACGCACAGCTGGACCCTACGAACTAGCCGCGTGGCCCGACGATTCGCTCGGCCGACTCAGCTTTCTCCTCGCCCGCCGCTTCGGCGGCACCCCGTGGCAATGGAGGAACGAGGCCAGCGAACTCGACTGGGGCACCGGCATACGCCTGCTGACCGAGGAAATGGAACGAGCCGAAAAGGAGGTAGACAATGGCGGGGCATAGCGCCATCATGTCCGTGCGCATCACGGGCAACGCGAACGACGCCGTGAAGGCGTTCGAGAAGGCGACCGGCAAGGCCGCCGCGTTCGGCAGCTTCATGGGCGGCGCGGCCCTGAAGGGCGTGACCGCGCTGTGGGACACGCTCCGGAACTTCAGCGGCGCGGTCGTGGAGATGAGCGACTCGACCGACAAGTTCAAGAACACCATGAGCTTCGCGGGCCTCGACACCAGCGCCGTGGAGGCCGCCACCAAGGCCACCCGCAAATACGCGGATGACACCGTGTACGACCTCACCACGATCCAGAACACCACCGCCCAGCTCGCCGCAAACGGCATCGGCAACTACACTGACCTGACCGAAGCCGCCGGCAACCTCAACGCCGTGGCCGGCGGCAACTCCGACACATTCAAAAGCGTCGCCATGATGCTCACCCAGACCGCCGGAGCCGGAAAGCTGACGACGGAGAACTGGAACCAGCTGGCCGACGCCATCCCCGGCGCTTCGGGCAAGCTCCAGGAGGCCATGCTCGCCAACGGCGCGTACACCGGCAACTTCAGGGACGCGATGGCCAAGGGCGAAATCACCGCCGACGAGTTCAACCAGGCGCTGATCCAGCTCGGCATGAGCGACGTGGCCAAGGAGGCCGCCACCAGCACCAAGACCATCGAGGGCGCGATGGGCAACCTCGAAGCGTCCGTGGTCGGCGGACTCACCGACGCCTTCGACCTCGTGAAACCCGCCGTGACCTCCGCCATGGGCGTCGCCGCCGAGAAGATCACGGCGTTCAGCGGCAAGGCCACAACCGGCCTGAAAGGCGTGATAGCCCTCGTCAAGGACGGCAACTTCAGCGCGGAACTGCGCGAGGCGTTCAACATCGAGGAAGACAGCCCGATAACCGACTTCCTGCTCACCATGCGCGACACCGCCGCCAACACGTTCGACACCGCGAAAACCGCCGTGACGGACTTCATGACCGCGTTCAACGACACGGGCCCGGTGCAGGCCGCCAGCGACATCTTCGACTACGTGTGGGAGACCTGCAAAAGCCTCGCCGGAGCCGCCGGCGACCTCATCGGCCAGTTCACGCCCCTGCTCGACTCGATGGGCGGCGCGGCCGGAGCGGGCACCGCGTTGGGCGACGCCTTCAACGGCGCGGCCGGCATCGTGGGCGACGTGGCCGACAAACTCACCGCGTTCTCCGACTGGGTGAGCGCGAACGCGGAACCCATCAGCGCCGCCCTGGTCGGCATCGGCACCGGCTTCGCCGTGTTCCAAGCCGCATCCATCATCACCGCCGTCTCAACGGCCTTGGAGGGGTTCAGCATTGCAAGCACCGTCGCCGCCGCCAAACAATGGCTGCTGAACGCCGCCATGAACGCCAACCCGATCATGCTCGTCGTCACGCTCATCGCCTCGCTCGTGGCCGGTTTAATCTACTTCTTCACCCAAACCGAGACCGGCCGGCAGATATGGAGCAACTTCACCAACTTCATCGGCTCGTGCGTGAACAACATCATCGGATTCTTCCAATCACTGCCCGGCAAGATAGGCGCGTTCTTCTCCAGCGCCGCCCAGTTCGCGCAGAACACGTGGAACAACGTGGTCAGCTGGTTCAGCGGACTGCCCGGCCGCATCCTGTCCGCCATCGGCAACGTGGGCAGCCTGCTGTACAACGCCGGAAAGAACATCATCGACGGTTTCCTCAACGGCCTGAAGGCTGCATGGGACAACGTGACCGGGTTCATCGGAGGCATCGCCGACTGGATCGCGGAACACAAAGGCCCCGCCGCATACGACAAGGCGCTGCTCATCAGAAACGGCCGCCTCATCATGCAGGGCCTCGCCAAGGGCCTCGGCCTCGGCTTCGACCAGGACGTGCCCCGCGCCATCACCCGCGTCAACGGCCGCCTGTCCGCCATGTCATTCGACATGCCCGGCACCAACGGCACCGCAACCGCGCAACCCATGACCGTGAGCATCGTCATCAACGGCGTGCTGGACGGCGAGGACGCGGCCCGCAAACTCAAGAAAATCCTCCGCGACTACGACAGAAAGCGGGCATGAAATAGATGCAGAAACCATTCATGTTCATCGACTGGGGCGACGGCTGGAAAAGCCTCAACGACCCCTTGCAGGACATCGCCGTGCTCGCCCAGTTCAGCGTGCAATGGGGCGTGGAGACCGCCGACGAGCAACCCGACCCCAGCGTGATGAGCTTCACCCTGCGCGACCTCAGGGGATGGCTCACCGGCCGCGCGCTCACCCTCGCCGGCGCACGCATCCTCGTGCAGATCAGCGAACAACCCACCTGGGCGATGCTCACGGACGCGATGGGCACATGGAAGGCACAAAGGATGCCGTTGAACCGGCTGCACTCCGCATACGCGCCACCCACCCCGGACGGTCCCGACAGCACCGCCATAACCCTGTTCGACGGCATCATCAGCAACGGCGGCACAGCGACCGCACACAAAACCGGGTGGAAACTCAAACTCACCGCGTCCAGCCGCCTGCTGCTCTGGAAACGCCTGGCCAAACAAGGCCCCACATCCACCGACGCGAGATGGGCCGGACAACACTGGGTCACCACCACCGTCGCCGCCCGTCTCGCGGAACTCAACACGCGCGCACGCGAGGCCGGCGCGCCAGAAGCCGACGCGGCCGGGCTGGAAACCACCGGCACCCCCGCATCCTACGACACGTCCGACTACCCGACCCAACTCGACCTATTGCACCGCCTCTACGCCCACCACCCCCACATGCCCCTGTGGTACGAGGTCCCGCACAAGGACACGAGCGTGATCGAATACACGCCATTGAACCGGCCCGTGGCCATGGGCGCGACCACCGACGGCATCCTGACCATCACCGACCAGGGCACCGTCCCCCCCGCCCTCCCCGCACCA